CCAATGGTGAGCCGGATCTGATGTTCCGCGGTTTTTATGTGTGGAATAGTGAGACGGGGAGCAAAACGGCAGGCGTTGCGGCGATGTATCTTCGCGGGGTTTGCATGAATCGTAATTTGTGGGGTGTTGAGCAATTCCAAGAAATAAAGCTCATTCACCGTAAACATGCATTGACGCGGTTCTATGATGAAATGGCCCCAGCCTTAGAGGGATTCGCGCATGGTGAAAAAACACAGTCTTTGATTGACGGTGTTGAAGCCGCAAAAGCGCGGAAGATTGCAAAAGATGATGAAGAACGACTCGACTTTTTGAAAAATAGAGTCGGGCTTTCAAAACTTTTTGCACAAGCCGCAATGGCCCGCCACATGGAAGAGGAACAAAAACCTATTGAGTCGGTGTGGGACGCCGCGCAGGCAATCACGGCGCAAGCCCGTGATATCCCTCACCAAGACGACAGGGTGGACGTTGAATTGAAAGCGAAGAAAATCCTCGATCAGGTTATAGCATAAAACCACAAGCCCCGACTGGCATTAGCTGGTCGGGGTTTTTTTATGCGATCAATTCGCCAGTTTTTATAACTTGCCCCGCCCGCCGCCCGTGGACGGGGGCAAACGTACCGGAGGCCGCGCACCGTGGCGCGTGGACCGTGATCCGCGGCACGATATCGACCAGCAGCGGGCCGATATTTTTCGCCGATTGCGCTTGTTGCGTGATCCGCGGCCCGTTGTTTGTTGTTCCCGTGCAATTGAATCCAGCGGGGACCCGTGGGACCCAGACAGACTTAATTTTCAACAAATTCAGGCGGTTAGCGGTCCGCGGCCCGCGAAATTCCGCCCGCGGGTCAGCCAGACGACGTCAAAGTCCAAGTTTTTCGCAAACGGTACGATAAAAAAACTTACAATATGGGACAACTTTGTATAAAGTATTGGTATGCCGAAGGGGAAAAGGGGTCTTTTTTGTTGCCTTCGGAGAAACTATGTTTACCGCGATTGTAATGATATGTCAGTTGTACACAAATAACTGTCTTATAGCGTCTGATACGAGGGGCCCCTATACAACTTTTGAGGAGTGTGAGGTGCGTATTATTGAGATGTTGACCGATCTTTCTGAAATGATGGGTCCCTTCGAGCTTCGTCATCAAGCTTGTAAAAAAAATGAGGGTGATCCGGTTTAAAACATGAGCGGGGATGTTCAAGATCGCGTAATCAAGCTTCAGCTACGATTAGCGCAATTAAATCGTATTGAGGGGTGTCAGAAAGACTTCTTGTCTTTTGTAAAGGCAATGTGGCCTGAGTTCATTGCTGGGGAACATCACAAGATTATCGCCGATAAGTTTCAAAGGGTGGCTGATGGGTCCCTGAAGAGACTGATAATAAATATGGCCCCGCGCCATACAAAATCAGAATTTGCTTCCTATCTATTGCCTGCATGGTTCATCGGTAAAAACCCGAATATGAAAATTATTCAGGCGACACACACGACGGAACTTGCGGTTTCCTTTGGTCGTAAAGTTAAGAACCTCATTGAGCGTGACGATTATGCTGAGATATTTCCAAACGCGAAGCTTTCCGCTGATAGTAAAGCATCCGGACGTTGGGACACGGATCGCGGGGGTATGTACTATGCTGTTGGTGTTGGCTCCAACCTTGCTGGTCGCGGCGGTGATCTCATAATCATTGACGATCCGCACTCTGAGCAGACTGCGATGAGTGCTTCGGGCTTTGATAACGATTGGGATTGGTACACAGGGGGCCCCCGTCAGCGTCTTCAGCCGGGTGGTGCGATCATTCTTGTTATGACCCGGTGGTCCGAAAAGGATTTGACGGGCCAATTAATCAAGAAAATGGCTCAAGATGAGAAAGCCGACCAATGGGAAGTGGTGGAACTTCCTGCAATTATGGACAATGAGGAACCTTGTTGGCCTCAGTTTTGGTCAAAAGACGATCTTGAGCGCGTAAAAGCTTCAATCCCTCCTGCAAAATGGAACGCGCAGTATCAGCAGCGCCCAACTGGTGACGAAAACGCCATTATCCCGCGGGAATGGTGGAAACGATGGGAAAAACCCAGCGTTCCAAGTCTTGAATACGTCATTCAGAGTTATGATACGGCCTTTTCGAAAAAGGAATCGGCTGACTTTTCTGCGATTACGACGTGGGGTGTCTTTAGGCCGGAGGAATCTGGGGGCCCCCCGGCGCTTATTCTGCTAGATAGCAAGAAGGGGCGGTGGGATTTTCCTGAATTGAAAGAAGTTGCCTACGAAAACTATCAGTTTTGGGAACCGGACACCGTAATTATTGAGGCGAAAGCTTCAGGGACCCCTCTAACGCAGGAATTACGAAATATGGGCATCCCCGTCGTGAATTTTACGCCGTCGAGGGGTACGGATAAGATTTCGAGGGTTCATTCTGTTTCGCCACTATTTCAGGCGGGGATGGTTTATGCACCAGAGGATCTCTTTGCCGATGAATTGATTGAGGAAGTTGCGGCTTTCCCCAATGGAGAGTATGATGACCTTGTGGATAGCATGACACAGGCTCTTATGCGCTACCGTCAGGGTAACTTTGTGTCTTTGCCGTCTGATGATTGGGACATAGACGAAGAAAAGTACACAAAGGTCCGCGCATATTATGGCTAAACCCCCTGTTTCCATTACCGACGACGCATATTTTCAAGAGCAGCCTGAAACTCGTACTGGATTACCTGTAGATCCGGCTTCCCCGATGTTTTATCAAATGGTTGCCCCGTTTTTGCCGATTGAGTATGAAACGCTGCGTCCCTATGAGGTAAGATCATCAAACATTGAAGACATGGGCGGCTTCACCGCTTATCGAGAAATACCCGGCGAGTATAAAATAACTGGTTTTGGGACCCCGCCGATTATTTCTGGCGGCATTGAGGCGTTTAAAAAGTTTTTAGAAGACCCGACGGGCACAACATCAAGCTTTGCTACGGCTGTTGGTGAAGAGTTAAAGGCTTATCCAGAGCGGCAGTTGAGGACCGCTTTGTCCGGCGGGGTGTCATTTAATCCTGAAACAGGAGAGGTTGAACGGTTTGATCCGTTTGCTATACCGACGACAGTTGCGGCAGGAACAGCTAGAAGCATTGCAAAAACTGCCGGAGACGATGGCACTGTTCTTGGGATGATAGGCGGCAGGAATGTGTCCTCCCCCGAAATTCAAGCGCGGATGCTAGATGCTGAAAAAAGGCTGGCTGCTGGGGAAGATCCAGATCAAGTTTTTGCTGAAACCAGCACCGCGTACTACAGCTATACCGACCCAACGACAGGTGACGTTGTAAAATATCTGGCGGTAGAGCTAGATGACGCCTTTAATCAAGTTCAATTACCCGCGATGCTTGACGAGGCCGCTACGGGCGTAGCCATGCAAGATCGGCAGTATTTGGATGATCTATTTGAAGCAACGGGAAACAACGTCAAGCCTGAGTATGGCAGGTTTATTCCTTATTCTATAGAAGATTTCATGGGCCAAGATCACCCCATTCTTCAGTATTACCCGCATCTCAAGAATATTCGGGTTCACGCCGTAGAGAACATGCCTGACGACGCTGTTTTAGGCAATTGGAACAGAGCTAACAATATCATAAATATAAACATGACATATGGTGCAGGGCCTAATCAGCTTCGTAGCACTATCATGCATGAACTCCAACACGCTATTCAAGACTTTGAAGGGCTTCCTAGAGGGGGCGGTTCTTTTTACCCCAGCACCTTCGAACTGCGTAGACGCGCTGAGACAAACGAATTTGGTTTAAATAACGCCATTAACATCATTGAAAACCACGGTTTTGGGGATTTAAGGTTTGGCGGTCCGTATACTGCGGCAAACCAAGACACCCTGTTTTTGGATCGTTATGATCGCCTAAAAATTGCAGATGCTATAGAGCAGGCCCAAGAAGCCGTTATCGCTGAAAAAGGCGGGGGTCTTGCCCCGGAATTAGTTTTTCCCGGCTCTAAAGCCATGACGAGTAGCGGTTCGAGTGCTGACTTACTGTTTAAAGACGAGGTAGTAGCAAAAGCGAGAAAAAGTCTAGTCAATGATGAGTTAGATAAGGCAGAACGCTTTGAAAAGGCTATGGCGACGTTGGGTATTGGCGTTTCAAAGGGCCCAGAAACAACGTCAGAGGCGCGTTCTAAGGCATATGAAAATTATCGCCGAATTGCGGGCGAAGCCATGGCTAAAGAAACGGAGGGCCGATTAGAACTCCGTCGGCCTGCTGAGTTGTTACGCAACATTGACGAAAAAGAAGCCCTTCTTGCAAGCAATCCAACTTTCCCTCTAAACACGCGGTGGGGTACATATACCTCGCGAGAAGAACTGGAGTTTGGTCTTCAAGACGATAAGGATGAAATAATGTCGGGGCGGTTTTACCGCCCTCAAGGATTTACTACGGGCGATGTTTCTCCGGATATTGTGGAAAAGGTTGAATTTGGGGATCTTAGTCTGACCCGTATTGACCCGACATTAGACCCCGAAGGAATGCCGTTTCGTATAGAAGATGTGTATCGCCTTGCTCAGGAAACGGGCGCACAGGTACTTCCGGATTCTTATGTTGAGCCGCCGTTTTCATCACCGTCCGTAAATCAAGGTATTAGTCCTTTTGGCCCTCTTTTGGGCGGGAGACAGGAATCGCGGCCCACGGTCCGTGATTTTAACTTCTATCAAGACAACCCCGCGGTAGATCGACCAGAAACTGGCAAAGAATGGTTAGAGAGCAACATTCGCTTTACCGAAGAGCGTTATGCAGACTCTGATCCCTCTATGCTCCGTGGTCCGACAACCGCGGTTCTTGGTCAGGGCAGGCGATACGGGCAGTCTGAAGACGCCCCAATCAATGACATGTTTTTGTCAACGGACGAACTTTCGCAGTTACCCGGCGCTAATTTTGAAACCCGTGGTCCGGGGGATCCGCAATTTGATCAGTTATTAGAGAAGATTAAGACGGAGGGCTTTGATCCTGATCAGGCGGGCAACAAGGTTGTTGTTGGCGTCAACCATATGGGTCAGGCGTATATTCTTGAGGGCAACACTCGTGCGGCGGTTGCCAAAGAACTTGGCATACCAAGCCTCAAGACTGAGGTTCGTTATTGGAACGGCGGCGAGATGGTTGACGGTCCGTATAAGCCGGACGCTGTTGCGGCGAGGGCTTCCACTGAATCACGGACCACGGATCAAGGCATTGCCCCTTTTGGCCCTCTTTTGGGTGGTGGGCTTCAGGAATCACGGCCCACGGACCCCGTTACAATTCGTAGTCTTGGCGGCGGACGTGGCGGCATTTATGGTTTAGTTCACGGTTCAAAATATGCGGGCAAAGAGTATGACGTTCCCGATGATTTAGAGGGCTTGGTTTTTGACGACCCTGTGAGAGTTGGTAAACCCCCTCTCGCTGCCCCGGTAGATAAGCTTGTTTTGGATGCGGGCGCGGTTGCGGACATTGGAGAGCGGCGCACGGTTCTTGGCTCTGAGTTAATTGAGAATTTTGGGTTCAGCAACAGAATTAAGGACGCAGTTACCAAGCAAGCGGCGGCTAGTGCGGAAGGTGGGAGGCCCGGATTTTCGATTGGCACAGACCCCATGCTGTCTTACACGCAGTTTACCGGGGATAACTACGGCGGGGATATTAACCGCTTGTACGCGGTTGAGCCCCAAAAAAAGGGCTACAAGGCTACCGGGGAATTTGATCCTGAGACAGGTGAGCCGATTTACGAATTAAAAGACATTACGATGCAGGACGTCGAGGATTTGAGCCCTGCCGCGTATCTAGTGGAAGCTTACAACCCCGAAAAGCCTTTCTCTAAAAAGCCAAACTCTGCGTGGATGGAGAGTGAAGTCCATCTTCACGAGGACCTTTCTCACGGCATGAAGCCGCGTCCTTTGAGCCCGCGGGAGCGTCAGGATGCTTTAGCGACAATTGAATATGAAAAGCGAATCCTAAGTGCTGCGAATAATGCGCGGCTAGACTTTACGCTGCAAAATAACACAAGAACCATTGGAGACCCTGACGTAGACGTCGTCAATCTGGATAAGGCGTTCAAACAATTAAACCTTGCGGTAAACACGCCTACCCCTGTAGGTGCGATGACCCAAAAGGAGGTTGATTATACTATCGTGGACTTTGCAGACATGCTGGCCCTTCCTTCTGGCCTAGATACTACCGTAACTAGACAGCGGATAATTGATAATTATGGCCCTGCGGGTGAAAACCTTATTGCTGCTTTAGAAAACTATAGAAAAAAGCGAGACATCACTAACAATGAATCCTTGAAAAACGAGGTATTTAACGAAGCCTCTCTTCTTAAAAACCGCCTCCTTAATGATTCTTTGACGGGGGACGCCAAAAAGTTTTCAGACTTCTTGAACATAAACAAATATTCGGGGCTTAATGTTGAGATTCCTGAAAGATACCGATACAGGTTAGAATTACTGGTTAATGCCAGAAAAAACAACGACACCGCAGAATTGAAACGGCTTACAGACGAACTCACTTCCGGCGATTATCCTGCTTGGGACGCGGTCACGTTTATTGACGATGACGGCTTTCTTTCTTTCAAAAACCGCCGCGGCGGCGCAAAATACATGACCGATGAAGACTACGACGTGACGGCTACACTTATTCAAACCGACAATTTAATACCTGTGGGAGTTAGGAACCTCGTCAATCGTCTAAAAAATCCGTACATGGCCCGTGTTCCGCGGGACAAGTTCCTTGAAGAGGTAAACCGGGACATTCCTCTTGGATATGTTGACCTTGTTATGCAGTTATTTGACACCCGGCATGACCGCTTAGTCAAATTTGCCGACGGCATCAACAAAGAACCTGTTGCGCGTCAGTTCAACGAGAGCTTCAATCAATTAAAATCGGCCCGTCAGGGCGTTGCAGATGCTTTGCGCGACGTGGCGGCGATAAATCCTATCAGGGGCACGGGTAATCTTCCTGCAAGAATACAGCCTTCAAAAGATTTGATAGAAGCGGGCGATGCGATCATCGGTTCTAAAAAGGCCCTGTTTCCCGGCAAGAGGGCTGAGTTGATTGAGAAGGCGCGTGAGGCTGTAAGAAAAGCGAACATCGGACCACGGCCCGGTGCCAAGCTTTATGAAGAAGGCGGCGCGGTCCGCGGACCACGGATCAAGAGCGGCATTGCCGGGTTTGTGCCTTATATGGTAACAGTAGACCACATTTTGAGGGAAAAACATGGCTAGACCACCCATTTCACTGGTTGAGAACCAGAATCCGCAAGTTGACGAGGAAGAACTTCTTGCGGAAGTAGAGATTGAGGCCCCCGGCACACTTGATATGTCGGGTGAGGCTAGTGATATTGACATAGAAATGATCGACGGCGGCGGTGCGGTGATTGATTTTGATCCGTCAATGCGCGAGATCAACGACGATTTTTATGCTAATCTTGCTGAAGACATGGACAACCGCGTTTTGGGGTCCGTGGCAAGCGAACTTATGGGCGATTTTGACGCCAATAAGGCCAGCAGACAGGAATGGGAAGACGCTTACGCTAATGGCTTGGAACTACTTGGCTTCAACTACTCCGAAAGGACTGAGCCGTTTCGAGGTGCGTCTGGCGTTACGCATCCCCTTTTGGCGGAGGCTGCTGTGCAGTTTCAGGCCCAAGCGTTCAACGAGTTGCTGCCGCCGGGCGGGCCCGTGCGTACTGCGATAGTTGGTTCTGAAGACGCTGCAAAATCTGACCAAGCCACCCGCGTAAAAGACTTTATGAACTATTACATCACCAATGTGATGGAAGATTACACGCCTGATATGGATCAGATGCTGTTTTATCTACCATTGGCGGGTAGTACGTTCAAAAAAGTGTATTATGACGACGCTTTGGGCCGTGCGGTCAGCAAATTTGTGCCCGCAGAGAACCTCGTGGTGCCTTACGAGACGGCAGATCTTGAGAGTTGCCCGAATGTGACGCATGTTGTGCGTATGAGCCTGAACGAATTGCGTAAAAAGCAGATTTCTGGCTTCTATTTGGACATTCCTGTCCTGCCACAACAGGCGCAAGACGATGATTTGGCGGGTGAATTGGACCGGATTACCGGAATTGAGCCTTCAAACGTCGATTATGACTGTACTTTGCTTGAGTGCCACGTTGATTTGGACCTCGAAGGGTACGAAGATATGGGTGAGGACGGTGAACCCACAGGTATTAAACTACCTTATGTCGTCACAATCAGCCAAGATAACGGTGAAGTTTTGTCAATTCGCAGAAATTACCGCGAAGATGACGAAACAATGCAGAAAATCCAGTATTTTGTTCACTATAAGTTCCTTCCGGGCTTTGGTTTTTATGGATTAGGCTTGATTCACACGATTGGCGGCTTGTCGCGGACCGCCACGGCGGCACTGAGGCAGTTGATCGACGCAGGGACGTTGTCCAATCTTCCAGCGGGCTTCAAGGCCCGTGGACTGCGTATCCGTGACGACGATGATCCGCTTCAGCCCGGAGAGTTCAGAGATGTGGACGCACCCGGAGGGGCTATCCGTGACAGCCTGATGCCGCTGCCGTTTAAAGGCCCCGACCAGACCCTGTTCCAGCTTTTAGGCTTCGTTGTGGACGCAGGGAGGCGCTTTGCCACCATCACCGACATGAAGGTAGGTGACGGCAACCAACAGGCCGCTGTAGGCACTACAATCGCCCTTATGGAGCAAGGCTCACGGGTAATGAGTGCCGTTCACAAGCGCCTGCACTACGCAATGAAGATGGAATTTAAGCTTCTTGCGCGGGTAATGAAGGAAAGCCTGCCGCCTGTTTACCCATACGCCATTGAAGGCGTCGATTCGGCAGTTATGGCGAAGGATTTTGACGACAGACTGGATGTAATCCCTGTCTCCAATCCAAATGTTTTCTCGCAAGCTCAAAGGATTGCGCTTGCACAGACAAAAATGCAGTTGGCAGCACAAGCCCCGCAGATGCACAATATGTATGAAGTGTATCGTGATATGTACGAGGCGCTTGGTGTCAGAGACATAGATAAGTATTTACGAAATGAACAATCTGTACAGCCTACTCCAAAAGATCCTGCCCAAGAGAATATGGACGCTCTTGATCGAACACGGCTCCAAGCTTTTCCCGGTCAAAGCCATGAAGCGCATATTATGGCTCACTTGGTATTCGGTAGTTCTCCACTGGTGGGGGCTACTCCTGACGTCGCTGTCGCAATTCAAAAACATGTTATGCAACATGTTCAAATTCAATCTGTCGAGAGAGCGATGCAAGAAGCCGGGGTGCCGATGCAAGGTCAGCAAGGTTCGCAAGAGCCGCTCCCACCGCAAGTTCAAATGCAAATAGATGCCCTTGCCGCCCAATATATGGCGGAAGGCATGAAAGCTATCCAAGACCTTGGTCGTCAGCTTACTGGCGGGGGTGAGCCTGATCCGGTCATTGCTCTCAAGCAACAAGAACTTCAGCTTGATGCAATGGCAGAACAGAACGACAAAGAAATGGCGGAGCGTGAGCTTAACCTGAAGCAGGCTCAGATGATGGACAAGTCTCGTCAGTTTGATGAGCGCATCCAGAGCCAAGAAGAACAGACAGCCGCTCGTATTCAGGCGGCTCTGGAACGTGAGATGTTAAAACAAAGGAGCGTAGAATGAGCGCCGTAAAGATTGTGACAAATACTCCGGGTTCTGCCGCGAAAGCGGTAGAGTATGCCGACATCAAAGGTCAGGGCCGTATTCCTTACGGTAAGGCCGCGGATGTCAAAGTACCTATGGGTATGGGCAAAGCCACGGTCCGTGGTATGGGTGCCGCGGTAAAAGGTGGCAGCTACATCGGCTGTAAATAATGCCCCTTACAACAAAGGGACGAAAAATAAAACGTGCTATGACTGAGCGTTATGGCAAAAATAGAGGCGCGTCCGTCTTTTATGCATCAGCAAACGCTGGTAAAATAAAGGGCGTGGAGAAACGACGTAAAAAGAAAAAATAGGGGTTGGGGCACCCCGTAACAGGAGAGTGCCCTGATGATCCTTGAAGCTGCCGCAGTAGCTACTAGCGCCTTTACCGCCGTGCAACGCGGCTTTCAGGTAGCGCGATCCATTGAAGACATGGCATCAGACCTTTCGAGGTGGATGTCTGCTTTAAGTGATTTAGACCAAGCCGCCCACGAGGCGAAAAATCCACCCCTCTTTAAAAAGCTTTTTGCGGGTCAATCCGTTGAAGCCGAAGCCTTTGAAGCTATGGCGGCTAAGACGAAGGCCGAAGAGCAACGCGCTCAATTAAAACAATACATTCAATATAGCTACGGACAGTCCAAATGGGACGAACTGGTGAAAATGGAAGGGGCTATCCGAAAGACGCGCCAAGAAACAATTTATCGCCAAAGGGAGCGTAGACGTAAATTCGTTGAAATTGTAGCTATAGTAGGCGCGGTTTTAGTAGGCGCGGTTCTACTGATAAGTCTTATTTTCTGGTTGAAAGGATTACAAGGATGACCCCTGAAAAATTAGATGCGTGGCGCATTGTACCGCGGGCGCTTATCTTGAGTTACATGATAGTGTTTTACCAAACATGTCAATGGTTTATGACCTTGCCCGATCCAAACAACGCGCAGGCAGGATTCGTTTCTATAGTCGTCGGCGCGGGTGCGGCTTGGTTTGGTCTTTATGTAAACAGCAAAAGCTCAAAGCCAAGTGAATGATTCATGTCTTCTTGCTTCTTGTCTATTTGGGAGTGGGAGACGAGCGTAGGCTGGTTAGTAACGATATGTATTTTAGGTCCGTAAAGGACTGTAATTTCTACGCCTCTGAATTGTCTAAAAGGTATGGAAACTATGGATATGTTGACAGAATGGACAAAAGGGACCGTGTAACGGCATACTGTGTCCCTAAATATATAAAAGAGGGGTCAATTGGCGTCTATTAACAATGAGACCGCGTTAATCAATCGCAAAATAGGCATTGCGCGGGTTCGACAGACAATAGGGGAAATGAACGATGATGAGCTTATTAGGCAGCTTGCTAGGCTTCGGGACCAGCTTCCTTCCGGAGGTCCTGAACTTCTTCAAAGCTGGGCAAGAACACAAGCAGAAGTTAGAAACTATGCGAATGGAAGCGGAGTTGATGGAGAAGCGCTCCGCGCTAAAATTGCAAGAATTAGACAAGAAGGCGGATATAGCTGAAACAGAGGGGATTTATGCACATGATAGAAGCATTGACGCTGGAGGATTTGTCAACGCTCTGCGCGGCAGTGTTCGTCCTGTTATTACTTATGCCTTCTTCTTGATGTTTGTCGCCACAGAGGCGGTGATCATTGTGAAGGTGCTTGAGACAGGCGGTGATTGGACGCAAGCCGTCGAGCTTATGTGGACGCCAGAGACGCAAGGATTGTTCGCCGCAATCATGTCTTTTTGGTTTGGAAACAGGGCTGTAAGCAAATACATGAAAAAATAAGTTTCTTGAGAAGAAACTTTGTTGCATATCTACGCATAACCGCGTATATATTCTCATATGGATGGAATAATCATAACCAACCATATCTTGAAGCTCGTTGGGGATAAGAAAGAGCAGATTTCTGATCTTCTTACCTCCAACGGCGTAAAGGATATGCTGCACTACAGACATTTGATGGGGACCATCGAAGGTTTGGATTTCATTCAACAGGAACTCAAGAGCCTGCTAGATAAACAGGAGCGTCTAGATGACTAAAGCTGCGGAAGCAGAAGCTACAGAAGCACCGTCTACCCCGTGGGTAGACCCCTCAGACCGGGTCCTTGACCCAAGCCTCATTGAAAAATCCCTGATTGACAGAATGCCGGATCCTACGGGGTGGCGTATTCTTGTTTTGCCTTACAAGGGCAAGGGGAAAACCGCCGGGGGTATTTGGTTGCCCGACCAAGCTCTCGCCCAAAACGAAGTTTCTACGCAAGTAGGATACGTTCTTAAAGTCGGGCCTCTCGCATATGCAGATCAAGCTAAATTCCCTGAAGGCGCGTGGTGCAAGAAAGGGGATTGGGTGGTCTTTGCCCGTTATGCGGGTTCTCGCTTTAAGATCGAAGGCGGTGAAGTCCGGGTTTTGAATGATGACG